ACCTATCATTTATACTTTAGTTAGAGATTAATTTCAGTCTTCTTCTTTCGGCGGGTTCTTTTTGGTTTGGAATCACCTACCGAAACCTGTTTAACCTCACCACCTGTGGATTCTCCTGAAATAGAGACAATGTCGGAAACATCATCATCATCCTGCTCAGGTAGTGGGACCGAGTTACTGGTAGACATAGTGGTGTTCATAGGTGGAGGTGGTGGCATCATTATACCACCCATAAGACTGGATATATCTAAGCCCGGACCCTGCATCTCATATTGTCCGGTGCCACCTACCGGAGCGGTGTCAGCTGGACCCGATGGGGATCGGGTCGTGTTCTGAACCGCGGACATCATATTCTTTACTAGGTCTGGGTTCTGCTTGAGAACATCATTCATATTGGGGAGAGCGCTCTTGAACATAGAGTTTGTGAGGTGGAACATCATTGCGGAACCACCAAGCATCATGATAAGCTTGACCTCAGGGGCAACGTTGACCTTGGATCGGTACTTCACATAAAGCTCTTCAAAGACACCATCATAGTCATCAACATTCTCCATGATAGACTCAGACCAACCCTCTAACTGAATCTCAAAGGGGTTGTAGCGTTTGTTAAGAAATTCCAAACCAGTCACACAGGCCACTAACATACGACGAGAAAACCGAATAGACTGTTCAACATCAATGCTATAGGTAATTCTCTTAACTTCAGTGCGAAGATCCTCAACGCTAGAATAAGCATTGAGTCTCTTGTTCACATTAAATCCCTTTTTCTCAAGACGACCCAATTTATTAAGAAGATCACTCTTTTCTTCATCTACGGAATTGTATCCCTTGGAGGGTGCCTCTTCATTCTGAAGTCCAGATCCCTGGTCAGCATCATCAAAAAACATTGGTTCATCTTCACCGTAGTCAACTTCTTCATCCACTTGTGGCTGAGTAGGAGCCGACTGTTTGTTTGGGTTGACAAAAGCATCCATGGACTCTTGGTGCTGCATCTGGGGTTGATGCGAAGGGGGGTCTCTGCTGGTTACAGGACGACGCACGGGCTGAGGGCGAGAACTAGAAATTTCAATTTCATCCATGAGGGCCTGTTCATCAGCATCTAGTTTCATAACATTAGTGCTTCCACGATCAATGACAATTTCTTCGTCCATCTACTCTCTATATGGAAACTATTAATTAACCTTTAACGCATTTTTAAAAAATATATATGTACAATATAAATGTATAACCTCAATCGCGCCAACCGAAATGCTCTCATCTCTATTTTCAGTCTAATTGCCGTGATTTTTGTACTTGGTATCTTCAAGACTACCAGTAACTACCAACCTAGACCAATCGTCATCAAGGCTATCAACGAGAAGTCTCTCTTTGACCTTGATCACCGTGTTGAGTGTGCTCCTGGTAATGCCCTGGGTAGCCCCTACACCAAGAGTCTTACTCCAGGTGGCCTCTGTGGTGCCCAAAAAGTCGTGTCCGAGCAAGCCGGATATGAGATTGAGGATGGAATCGGTGGATCTTTAATCTAAGCTATTATAAATGGCTTTGGTTACTTCTCCCCAAACTATTCCAGATCTTGATTATGAATATCATGTCATAACTGTTGATTCCATTGGTCAAGACAGCGCCAACACTTTTACTTGCCATCTCCAGCAACCCCTCAAAAATGTTGTTCAGGCTAGACTCCTCGCCGCTCACATTCACTCCAACGTTGTCACAGAACACTGTTATGTTTCTGTTGAAGAATTGGATACCATCTTTAACGACAGAGCTTCCAATGTTCTCACTGGACAGTCTCATCTGAGTATGCTTAGAGGCTCCTTCGCGAGTATCGTGACAGATGGTACGACCCACGAGGCCGGTAACTCCCTCATCAGCTTCAAGGACAACTATCCCATCGTTAGCCAATATGTGAACCCAATCAGAAGAATTGATCGTCTCAGTGTTACGATTAGAGATCAAACTGGTACCACTATCAAAAATTCCACAGATAATGGTGCCAACTTTTTAATTTTTAGATTTGTGTGTAGAAAACCAAACTTGTAATTTTCTCCCTTTAAAGTAGTAATAAACATGTCTTCTGGTATTGTTCAATTAGTAGCAATCGGTGCCCAGGATGAGTACATCATGGGCAACCCGGAGATATCGTTTTTTAATTCCACGTTTAAAAGACACTCCAATTTTTCACAATCCGTTGAGAAGCAGACGATACGCGGAGATGTGAAAAATAACTCGATGTCAAGTGTTCAGATTGATAAATCTGGTGATATGCTTGGCTATATTTACCTCACCATAGATGATACCAATCAAGCTATAGACACTTCTCGTTGGGATCTTCTCATTGATAAGGTTGAACTGCTCATCGGTGGTTCTGTAATTGACAGTCAGGACTCTAATTTCACTGAAAACATTGCGATAGATACATTCGCTCAAAACGTTTCTAGATCCGCTATAGGTACACATGCAGGTGTGAGTGCACGTTCTTACTTTTACCCACTTCGCTTCTTCTTTTGTGAAGGTCCACAATGTGCACTTCCTCTCGTGGGTTTAAACTACCACAATGTGGAGTTGAGAATTTATTGGGGTAGTCTAGCCTCCAAATACAATTTTGAAATGTATGCAAACTATTACTATCTAGACAACGAAGAGAGGGGAAATATGGCTACCCGAACCCATGATCTTCTGATTACACAGGTACAAAAAAATATACCAGGTGGAGAGACCACACAAGATCTTATATTCAATCACCCAGTTAAATATATCGCATCATCCGATACAACTACTGATGGTGCCCTTACTTCACCAACAAATAAAGTAAAATTAAGCATAAATGGTGTTGAATTAACCAATTATAAATGGGGTAAACCCCACTTCATTGATGTGATGAACTATTATCATACAAATTTTGTAACCTCACCAGACTTCTTCCTCTACTCTTTCTGTCTCATGACAAGTTCTCTACAGCCAACTGGTACACTCAACTTCAGCCGAATAGAGTCAGCCAAAATCATGAGTGAAAATTTACCCATAAATGACCCAATTTATGCTGTCAATTACAATATCCTCCGTATACAAAATGGGATGGCAGGTCTTCTCTACGCAAATTAATTTACCACTCTATATTAAATGGTCAAGAACTTACCTACAGTGGAAAGATCTACCAAAGTTAGGTTTGGTAAGCATGTCCCAGATTCTATAGAACAGGAGGAAAATACTATCGTCTTCAATGCGAGTAATGTTTTAGTTCCAACACCATATAGTAACGCTGTGTATTTGTCACCAATCAGAAATAGGACTGATTATACAGCTCCAGAGATTGTACTTCTGATGTATGATCGTAATACTAAGGAGATCACAGAGTCTGGTGAGTCTGCAAATGCTCTCATCGGTGGTTCTACGCTTGATACTGTAGTCAATCGTAATAACACCACATCAAATACTGTTCAATTCATAGGTGGGGGTATGTTAGAAAATGACGTTTCTTTTGTCACCGATTCAAATATTGGTATTTCAAATTTACTCCCACAACACACCGTGAGTGTTGGCTCAAACCTCTACATTGATGATGTGGGTTCAAACGTGCTCGTCGTTTCCGGTAACGTAGCCATTTTAGATAGTCTCGTAGTTGACGGAAATCTTCGTGTAAACGGGGGTACCACTGTGATCTATACAGAAAATACTACGATTAGGGATCCTCTTATTGAACTTGGAACAAATAATGGATCGAGTGATACAACCCTTGATTTAGGTATTTTGATGCATAGACCACACGCGTTATCAAATGTAGTTATTGGTTACCGAGAGGACACTGATGAATTTGCTTTAGCTTATACAGACGCGAAACCAACTGATACCACATTTACCCCCAAGACTGATGAAGACATTAATGTACATGTGTATGGTCTCACCCATGTTGATGCTAATATTTACGCACACGAAGATGTCCTTGTCACTGGTAATACCTACATATCTGGTAATGTTGTAGCCTCCAAGGACTTTACCCTAACCGGGAATGCCTATGTAAGTGGTAATGTGGTGGCCTCCAAGGACTTTACCCTAACCGGGAATGCCTATGTAAGTGGTAATGTGGTGGCCTCCAAGGACTTTACCCTAACTGGGAATGCCTACGTAACTGGTAATGTTGTAGCCTCCAAGGACTTTACCCTAACTGGTAATGCCTATGTAAGTGGTAATGTTTCTATTACTGAAGAATTAACTGTTAGCAATAACGTATATGCTGATAAAGACCTAGAAGTTGTGGGTAACGTCTATGTTGATGGAAATGTAGTTGCCTATAAAGACTTTACACTAACTGGGAATGCCTATGTAACGGGTAATGTTGTAGCCTCTAAGGACTTTACACTAACTGGGAATGCCTATGTAACGGGTAATGTTTCTATTACCGAAGAGCTAACTATATCAAATAATGTGTATGCCGACAAAGACCTTGAAGTTGTGGGTAACGTATATGTGGATGGAAATGTTGTAGCCTATAAAGACTTTACCCTAACCGGGAATGCCTATGTAACGGGTAATGTTGTAGCCTCTAAGGACTTTACTCTAACTGGGAATGCTTATGTAACGGGTAATGTTGTAGCCTCTAAGGACTTTACTCTAACTGGGAATGCCTCTGTAACGGGTAATGTTGTGGCCTACAAAGACTTTACCCTAACTGGGAATGCCTATGTGAGTGGTAACGTCTCTATTACAGAAGAATTGACAGTTAGCAACAACGTATATGCCGACAAAGACCTTGAGGTAATGGGTAACGTCTATGTAGACGGAAATGTAGTTGCCCACAAAGACTTCACTCTTACTGGTAATGCTTATGTCACCGGTAACGTCAATATCACAAATCAACTAACTGTCACTAATAACGCCTACGTCACTGGAAATGTTGAAGTAACCGAGGCCCTTATTGTGAGTGGAAACACCCACCTTGAGGGTGACAATGTCTTCATCACCCACACAATGGACTTTTTGGATCCCACCACCGCCATTGTCACGGATCAGGTATCAAATGTTCAGATCCGTTTGGGTCAATTGGAGAATGTGGCAAACACTGCTTCAAATCCACTCATAAATCAAGTACTTACATATGACCAAGACAACAGTGAGTGGTCTAACGCATACCCCGATCAGACAATCGTTTTGGTTAAGAATACTTCCGGAGCGCCTATGACGAGAGGTCAAGCAGTTCATGTTACTGGTTCTAATGGAAATAACATGTTTCAGGTTGAATTGGCAGATGCTTCCGATCCAACAAAGATGCCAGCAATTGGTATTGTTTATGAAGATATACCAATCAATGGAGAGGGTGCCGCTGTTACATTTGGTAGAGCTAATGGAATTGGTGGAATATCTGGTTATACAAACGGTGACACACTTTATGTTGCGAGTGGTACTCCAGGTGGTTTAACAAATGTAAAACCGTATGGAGTTGATCTTGATCTCATTCAAAATATTGGTGTCGTTGTTAATCAAAGTTCAGGTGTCGTGTTCGTGACAGGTATTGGTCGCGCGAATGATATTCCAAATGCGAGGATTATCACAGACTACAATGACATGCAATATGTCTATGTGAATAGCGAAAACAATGATTTGAAAAAGATTGCTTCCCCCAACTTGAACATTCCACTCACAACAGCTGTGAGCAGTTCAAGCAACTCCGCGGCAAACGCGGTGACTCTCCGAGGTGTGAGTGTGACCTCAGGTGATGGTTTCCATGGTGACCTTGTGGTTGCTGGAAATGTAACCGTTGATTCCACAACTTTCCACGTAGATGCAGAGAGTGATAGGGTTGGTGTGGGAACTATATACCCCGGACAACCCCTAGATGTTAGGGGTGCCGCCAACGTGGGCGCCCTTGTTACAACATCTACCGTTATATCCGATGCAACTGTAGCTAGTGATCAAACTTCAGGTGCCCTCCAAGTGACTGGTGGTGTTGGTGTAGGAGGTGATCTCTATGCAGCCGATACAACACTGGATAGTGTTTCACCTTTAAATCTATCTGTTGGTGCAGTGCCAGTTACAGATGCAAGCAAAAAATTAGTTGATTCTCTCATTAGCCAAAATGGAACTGGTAAATTAGTAATTGCTGCAAATGTTGAAATTACTGGTAATATTTCTGTATTAGGTAACTCATTCGCAATTACATCAAACGACTTAATTATAAATGATCGTATTATTGATTTGGCTAATAACAATGCGTCGTCTACACTTGATGTTGGTATTCTTATGGAACATCCTGGTAAGAATATATTCATTGGTCATCATACCAGTCCTCATGATGACTTTTCTATAGGTTATACATCTAACGGATATGCTGAAGACCACGTAGAATGGAATGGTACAGATCATATCACCGCAAATATTTGGGGACATCTCATTACACAAAACACTGTGACAGTTGAATATGGTAATGTATACATCGTTGACGGTGGTCTAGGTATTGGAATCGGGGATGGTGAAGATGACAACGTTCCAGATTCAAAGCTATATGTAACTGGTAATGCCCACGTTACTTCTAATATTTCTACAGATTCTAACGTTATTATCGGTGCCACAACTGAGGCCACTTCAACAACAACGGGTGCCCTCAAGGTAACTGGTGGTGTGGGCGTGCAAGGCGCCCTCTACGGCGCTGAAGCTTTTTTTGGTGGTGTAACTTCCATCACTAATTCCACACCTGTAACTAGTAAAACGGATGGTGCTCTCGTTGTAACAGGTGGTGTAGGTATTTCGGGAGACATTCATGCTACACACGCTAATCTAGAAGATGTTGAAGCGGACAGTGTTAACATCACAGATAGTACAAATTCTACAACAAAAGATACGGGTGCTCTCGTAGTTCAAAGTGGTGGCGCTGGTATTGAACTAAACTTAAACGTCGGTGGTACGGGTAAGATTTGGGATGAGACAGATGCCACAACAACAACGTCTGGAGCTTTGCAAGTCGTGGGTGGTCTAGGGGTTGCCAAGACTGTATTTGCGGCTGATATTAACATCACAGATAGTACAAATTCTACAACAAAAGATACAGGTGCTCTCATAGTTCAAAGTGGTGGTGCTGGTATTGAACTAAACTTAAACGTCGGTGGTACGGGTAAGATTTGGGATGAGACAGATGCCTCTTCAACTACAACGGGTGCTTTACAGGTCGTAGGTGGTCTAGGGGTTGCCAAGACTGTATTTGCGGCTGATATGTCATCTGGGAGTGTTGATGTCACAGATACAACCGAAGCCACAGATACTCAAACAGGTGCCGTCACAATTGCCGGTGGTCTAAGTACACAAACAAATGTTCATGCCTCAAATGTTTACACTACAGGTGGTCTCATCACAAATACAGGGGGTACTGCGAAGAAAACATACTCACACACAGGGACTTTACCAACTAACGCGACTGTGGCAAATGCGACATTTGGTGTTGTTTTTTCAAATCATGTGTTTTATGCAAAAATAACGGCGACACTTGTTGAAGGTACTGAGACTGTAAGTAGTTTTACACAAGAATGTTGTGGTGGTCATATTACAGGTGGTACATCACTTAATAATATAACTTTAGGTCAAACAACTGTAATTGGTCATAGTGCTTGCCCATGGAGTACAGAAGTAACAGCTAATGTAACCACTGTTACATTCAAAGCAGCCCAGGCTGTAGAGGGTGCCGGATATTACGATATATTTGTTGAGTATCTCTCAGCACACACGGGTGGTAGAGTACTCAAGTTTACAGAAGGTGGGGTAGATGAGATTACATTTAATTATTAATTGTTGTAAATTAACCGCTTAAAAAAACGTAGTTATTAATAGTAGTGTCAATCATGACAACAAAAATCCAAACGTTCGGTGGTAATATTGGTATTGGTACGACCGATCCGGAAGATTTTAAATTAAACGTAAACGGGTCCCTCAAGACAACTTCTTTAGTGGTTAATGGTGTTCAAAATGCACAAGTACCTATAGGTTTACTCGGAATGTGGAGTGGTTCACTTGGCTCTATTCCATCAGGATGGGCTTTATGTGATGGGGGGACGTATACTCGAACAGATGGAGGAGGGGATATTGACACTCCAGACCTACAGAATAGGTTTATCAGGGGAGCTTATGGAAATGCTGCTCCATCTCCAGTGGTTGTAGGAACCACGGGTGGTAATAACAACGTGACACTATCAACAGCCAACCTCGCACCACATAAACACGATGTGACTGTTGATACGGGAAATGCACCTCATGGTCATGGACCAGCTCCAGCTCCTATTACATCCGCAAACAATATGGCACATGGTCACCCTGTGGGTACCACCGATACACCACATAACCACGGTTATACATCCTACACAAATACTCCACATTCTCACGCTGATTCAGGGGATAAGAGTCCGACGCCTCATAGACATTCCACAAATGCGTCAAATATGCCTCATTCTCATAACACTCAAACCGTGAATACTCCTCATGGTCACTACGTTCGTGCCATAAACAATAGATCTTCCACCCCCGGGCCACAAACGCTCGCTACTAGGACACAGGGTACCACAAACTATATGGGATCGAACGCGGGTGGACCACATTCCCACACCGGCCAAAATTCACTCACAAATCATACTCACAACTGCCTTGCCGCCAACGCTAATCATACTCACGGTACTGGAAATGATCAATGGAGGCATGGCCATACAGTAAATACCGTTAACGCGAATCATAGTCACCAAACAGGCGATGGTAATGCACCACATACTCACACTGTGAGTGCCGCTGATGCACTCCATGGGCATACTGCTAGTTCAAGTAGTACCGGTCAAGCTACAGCCTTTTCGGTTCTAAACGTATATTACGCACTATTTTATATAATGAAGATTTAAGTATTTCGTAAATTAACCACTTAAAAAAACGTAGGTTATTAATAGTAGTGTCAATCATGACAACAAAAATCAAAACGTTCGGTGGTAACATTGGTATTGGTACGACCGATCCAGAAAATTTTAAATTAAACGTAAACGGGTCCCTAAAGACAAGTTCTTTAGTGGTTAATGGTGTAACAGATGCACAAGTACCTATAGGTTTAATTGCACCATGGTACGGTTCATCTGGCTCTATTCCATCAGGATGGGCTTTATGTAATGGGAATTCACATCCTCGAACAGACGGAGGGGGGTCTATTACGACCCCAGACCTAAGAGCTAAGTTTATCAGGGGAGCTGATGGAAATACTGCTCCATCTCCAGTGGCTGTAGGGCGCACAGGTGGTAGTAACAACGTGACACTATCAACAGCCAACCTCGCACCACATGATCACGGTGTGACTGTTAATGATGGAAATGCAAATCACAGTCACGAAACCACTGGAACAGCTAATGCGCCTCATAACCACTCACTCGCGGGTAACAATACACCTCATAATCATGTCGCTCAGGACGGCGACGGCTACCATCAACACACTTTACAGCAGGCAAACGCAAATCACAATCATAATGCTTTTGGTGCGGGAGGTTCTGATCATAATCATAACACGGGTACTGCTAGCCTCTCATCTCATAACCATAGGAGGCCGGCATTGGGACTCACCGGTCCTTCCCCCCGCTCCGGTCCTTCGCTTTTTACCCAGCAGCAGATGCAAAGTTGGAGAAACAACACTCTAAGAAGTGGTTCTCATAACATACCACATACTCATGTACTTGACAGTACGCCTGGTCAACAACATGGTCATAACAGTCTTGATTCCCGAATGAGTCATACTCACGAGATGGCATCCAACAACACGCAGCATTCTCATGAAGTTACAGGGGATAACCAAATAGGACATCGTCACACACTGGGTCAGGGTGGTGCACAACACTCTCACAATGCCCCTAACGTCAATGCACCCCATGGGCATACTGGTAGTTCAGATAATACCGGTGCAGCCTCACCCTTTTCGGTTCTAAACGTATATTACGCACTATTTTATATAATGAAGATTTAATACATTTTAAAAATAAAAGTCTTATTATAATATAAATGTCTGGTGGTATCGCCCAACTCGTCGCTGTCGGTGCTCAGGATGCGCACCTGGTCGGCTCGCCCGAAATCAGCTTTTTTCGCTCTACCTACAAGCGCCATACAAACTTCTCACAAACCGTGGAACGTCAGGTAATCCAGGGTAACGTCTCCAACAACGGTATGTCTACCGTGCGCTTCGAGCGCAAGGGTGACCTTCTCAACTATGTGTACTTTGTTCCCAACAATGGTCTCAAAACCCAAGCCGTGGCGGATTGGACCACGATGATTTCCAAGGTTGAACTTCTTATCGGTGGCCAGGTAATTGATGAGCAGGACTCTACCTACTCCACCCTCATCGCCCCCACTCTCTCTGCTACTACCTCCTCCAAGTCCGTCGCGGGTGGTCTCTACGGTGGCTCCGTCAACGAGAGCTTCTACCCTCTCCGCTTCGCCTTCTGTGAGAACTGGCAGACTGCTCTCCCACTCATTGCCCTCCAGTATCACGATGTGGAGCTTCGCATCACTTGGGGTTCTGCGGCGGCTGATAACAGCTTCAAGTGGGATATCTACGCGAACTACGCGTTTCTTGACACCAACGAGCGTGATTACTTCGCCTCTACCCCCCAAAACATGATCATCACCCAGGTGCAGAAGGCCACTGCCTCCCGTGCCAAGATCCAGGAGCTCAACTTCAACCACCCCATCAAGTACCTCGCGGCTGCTAACGCCTCTGGTGTGAACATCCTGGCCGACGATGGTACCTACGATAACAAGGTTAAGCTTCAGATCAACGGTACCGACGTTGCTGACTACAAGTTTGCCAACCCCAACTTCAACACTGTACCTCTCTA